GTGAATACATTTGCAGCCCACGGCTCTATTCCAGGAGAAACATTGCCAGATAGTTTGCTATTAGAAACGGTAGGAGCAACAGCACGGAGATGAGTATTACGCATACCAGTTCCAGCACACCATAACGGTTCTCCATAAATCTCTGCAAGGTCCATAGAAGCTCTTTCACTTTCAATTTTAATCTGTGAAAATATTTTCCTAGTTTCAAACTGAGATAATAAACCTTCGAAAGGTATTCCTTTCTCTTGGAGATACGTATGCCATCCGAGGACTCCCAAGCCCAATGCTCTCCCTTTCTGCGCAGATCGAATAGCGTTTTCAAATCCTCGTAGTCCTTTGGCTTTCTGAATAAATTCCTCCATAACTCCGTCAAGAAACATCGTAGCGTCATAGATAAGGTTAGTGTCCTTCCATTCTTCATATTTAGCTAAATTTAATGACGACAAGCAGCAAACAAAACTATGATTCTCATCAGTGTGTAATGTTATCTCACTGCATATATTGGTCATGTGAACTTTTAATCCGTTGTCTTTGTACGCTGCTGGATTTGCTTTGTTAACATTTCCTTTAAACATAATGTACGGCTCTCCAGTTGCCTTGCGTTTTCTAAGAAGTTTACTCCATCTAGTCCTTGCATCCGCATCTCCTTGTTCAAGTTTACGCATAAATTTATCGCCCACAATTGCGCACTGATGTAAGTTAAGCGACTGTCTGTTAACGTCTCCTTTGGGCTCTCTAATTTCAAGCCATTCTTCAAAATCGGGGTGGTCAATGTTAATATTAACGCTAGCAGCTCCTCGTCTAACTGATCCTTGATTTGTGGCAAGTATTGTTGAGTCATATATTTTGCAAAAGGGTACGACTCCATCTGATGTTCCATTTCCTGTAATTTTAGCGCCGGCAGGTCTAATCATATTAATTCCAATGCCAACTCCACCGCCATGCTTAGCGAGCAACATCATCTCTAAGTTCTTTTGCCCTATGTCCTGTATGCTATCAGCAACGTCAATACCGAAGCAGCTAATAGGCAACCCACGATCAGTACCTGTATTAGATAGTACTGGCGAGGCGAGGCAAAGCCACCCACTCCAAATGTATTCGAAGAACGTTTGTGCCATTTCCGGCTTATATAATCTACGAGCAACCGTTTTACAGACCCTATTGTATGCTTCACGTGGTGTTTCTCCGTCGAATAAATATCCCCCGGATATAGTCTTCTTGTATACGTCGTTGTCACCCCACTCAGGGTAATCTTTACCTTTTTTCCAGTTTTCATTCCAGCTCATTATCTAATTTTTCTTTTTCTTTTAATTGTTCTACTATTTTTTCCCACTCATCTTTTCCAATGTACATCTGAAAAGCAGTTAATGTTCCTTGAGCTAAACTCGTGTTAGCTTGTATTTCTGTTATCAACTGTTTAACTACATTGGTTAGTGCTTGTACTTTGTTTTGTAAGACCTCTGTCTTACTTTGTTTTTGTCCTTTCATCTCTATAATCTATTATAAAACCAGCCAAGACTATTATATTCATAGCAACACTAGATAACACCTCATATAAGTTATGAAACGTATGTATTGATAAGTGAATATGACCAACAATCCAAAATGGCATTGCTAAGTTTTGGCTAATCCATATTAATGTATATTTTAAAAAATGCTTTATGTTATTACCATATATCTTCAAAGTCTTCACCTTCGTTAGCTTTCGAGTAATCCGTCGGGCGAATAGCAAAGAAATCGGTATGAGTATGCCCCCCGGTAAGATGATAGAACCAATCAAGATTGCTTGCTGCTTCTTTGTCATATGCAAAATACGATCCCAAGTCAATGTAACCAAGTTCCACAAGTTTTTCATTTGTTCTTTTTTTAATAAAGTGCTTAAGATCATTTGATTTTATTCCTTCTATATCACCCATCTCAAACATTTTATCAATGTACTTAGACTCGAGTTTCACCATTGTCTCTGCAGCATTTATAATATCCTCTCTACACAAGTGCAATAGCTGATCGTTTTCGCTACACATATCTCTAAACAACTTACAACCCATTTTACTGTGTAATGACTCATCTCTTACAGACCATTTCATTTGTTGACCTATACCTTTGAGCAAGTTTCTTAATTGAAAAGAATATAAAACAGCAAAAGCAGAATAAAGGCTAACGCCTTCAGCAAAGGCAGAAAATACAGCCAAGCTTTTCCCGATACCAACAGGATCGTTGCCAGTGTAAGCAACAAGATTGTCAAACCTTGCTGACGTACTTGGTTCATGAAGAAATGCTTCATAGTCCTCTAGTTTTAAAGTTTCGTTTAAGTAACTGTAAGCTACTGCATGTATTGTTTCTTGCGATCCAAACATCATTGCCATTTGTTTAATTTCATGTTTAGGAAACCATGACACTACATTTTGAGTCCAGTAATCTGATACTGCACACTCTGTTTGAGCAAAACCTAGTAGGATATTTCCTACCAGGTTTTTCTCTTTTTCATCTAGCTTTTCGTTCCAGTCTTTGATATCGCTTTGCATTGGTATCTCAGTATGCAACCAAAATGCTTGGGCTTGTTTTAACCAGCCTTCTGTATAATACTCAGGGTATTCAAAAGGTTTATACGCTACGCGCTCATCAAACAATCCCATTATCTATAAAACTCTAGTGCTAAGTCTATAAACGGTAAGTACAACACATGCGTGGTACTTTCTTTTTCTTCATATGATCTAAAACCCAGTAATACACCTGGGTAAAAGCCTATAGATAGGCTCCAACTAGTTTCTTGTTTATCCATAACATTTTATATTATATTTATCTTGTAATTTTATTATATCTTTAAATTTAATATAACCCTTGCTCTCAAAAGACCACTTAACAAATTTAGCTATTTGTCTTTCAGCATATTTCTGCTGCGCTGTTAGCTTCGAGATTCTAGGATTAACCTTATTGTTTCGTCGCATTCCTTTTGATTTTGTGGTTTATATATTTTTAAAGGTTCTTTTTTGTTTTCAGTTAAAAGCTTTTTAAACATCTTCCATCTAAGAGGAAATGACTCGTTGGCTCGGCCTTTAGTTTCTATAATAAAGCCTTCACCTATAAAGTCAGGAGTATATTTTATATTAAGTATTTTCTTTTTACCTCTGTTTTTATACTCTCCCTTACCATTACCACACCTTTCGTATGATTCAAATGGAAAATCAAAGGCCTCTTGCAGCTCAAAAGTTTCTCCTTCGTAAAATGATTTTATCTTAGCTTTCTTTAGTGCCATATACATATAGCGTTCTAATCCTGAAGCAAAGTTAATACCATCATATGAGATCTTCTTTGACTGTACTGGGCCTTTTTTTCTTTTATAAGATTTCTTCTTCATTTAATTGTATTTGGTTTATCATTGCTTCTTCAATCTCGTCTTGTAAGCAATGACGTGCTGATTCTAGATACAGTATTGCATCCATTAATTCTTCTTGAACATCAACTATAAACCTTGATAAGTCTTTCTTTTGACCTTCAATCTCTTGCATCATCGTAGCTCCATATTTCTTTTGACCTATTAAGCTACGTTCGTCCATCTTCCTTAGTACATCTTGTACTATCTTATCTTGTGTTTTAATCTGCATCTTTTACGAATGTTCCGTTAACCATTTTACCAGTTCTTTTACTGATCTCATTGTAGGCATTATCAATACATGTTTCAATCTCCATGCCTGTTTGATGAGCTAAGTTTGTAAGTACTACAACCATATCGCCTATAGCATCCCATGTTTCGTGGTCATCTTGCTTAAGTAAACCTTCAGCTAATTCACCAGCTTCTTCCATCAGCTTTACGTATTGAGTATGAGGATTACCTTCATCATATATACCTCTTTCATCAGCCCATTTACGTATTAAATCAAACCTATGATTTACTACTGTAGGTTTTGATGCTCTATTGGCAGCTTCATAAAAAGCTTTGTTGTAAATGTAACACCTGTTTTCATTGTACATTGAAGGCTTTACATTCATCATTATCCACGGAATATTTTGTTTGGTTATTTCAAACTGGCCAAAGTCCGGTACTTGCCATGTCATACCTACGTTATCTACTAATCTACCCTTAAGCTTAGTTACTGGTACAGGGAATGTTGAGGTTTGTTCTGTTGGGTTTATCTTCATATTATTAAATAAGTTTTTATATAATTTTCTATCTTTCTTATAGCCATAAGACTGTTGAAGTTCTATTTCGCGATCTGAGATATAATCTATATCTTCTGACTGCTCAAGAACTTCGTACTCTCCCTCCTTATAGCCTTGTACAAGGGTAACTCTCTTAATAAGATCACACGTTACCCCTATTTTTTTACCTGGTATGTGGTATAAATAATACATATTTTAAATTTTATTGTTATACAAGTGCATGTTATGTGCGTGATGGTAATACCAACCTGTTTCAATAGACAGTCTGTCTGCAACCATCTCTTGTAATGATGCAAATTGATACTGATCATTACAGAAACCGTACCAGATGTCATTAGAACGCATGTAGACGGACATACAAAGCTTATTGTTTATAATACTAAACTGTACCGCGTAAGTACAAGGCGTATCATACATATAATCTCCTGATTCTATCTGTTTAGCGTCGTATATAGTTATAGCAGCTTGTCTAGTATCTGTATTACTTCTTAGTATTTCTACTACGTTATCTAATTGCTTTTTGCGTTTCCATTGATAACCATAATTAGAGTTTACATTACCGTGCTTGTCAGCCATACGTTCCCATATAGGTGGTACTTTACCGTACAGTTCAGCTAGTTTGTCAACACTAGGATCACCAGACAGATACCAAGACCACTCAGCAGCTGCGTACTTCTTGTTCCAATTACGCTGTACATTTGTTATTGCTTTATCTGAAGGATTGTCTATATAAAAACCACAATTAAATATAGCTTTAGTATCACCAAAGTCTATACCGTGTTGTAGTATTTCATCAAGCACAGCTTCATAAGCTTCGTTTGCGTTATTATATCTTCTTGTCATTGTTTTTATTTCTTTTGTTATAATAGTATTTACAGTATTCAAATATCTTTATCCATATATCTGTCTTTCCGTATGCTTCTGGATCTCTATAGGTATTGCCATTGTTTGTTATATCTACATACCATTTTATGTATGATTTAGCAAATGGTGCAATTAGTATATTATTATTAATGCACCAGTGATATGCATTCCAGTCTTCTACTTCATAACCTGGATTGCCCATATCTATCTTAGCTTTTTTACCCATTATTCCCAAGGCATTTTATCATCGCCTATATTCACTTGCTCATGCGGAATAAAACAACCTGACTTTGGTTCCCATTTAAAATTAGCTTCAGCTCCGTTTTCACCAAGGTTTTGAAACTTAACTTTTAAAACTTTAGCTTTAACTGTTTTAGCTTCATAATCTCTGTGAACAAGTATGCCATGATAACTAGCATCATACCATTCACCGCCGCCTTTTATATTGTACATTGTCGGCTCTTCAATCTTGCCATCATTGTTTTTATACATCTTAGTTGGGTGAGCAACAATAAATACTAATACATCGAATTTCTTAGCAAAGATTTCTATCTTCATTAAGTATTCCATTGTATATCTATTTACATCATCAGAACCTCCAACGTCTCTAACTTTATTAAAGGGATCGATAACTAAACATTTAATACCTTTACGTTTAACTAGTTCAGCACCTTTTTTAAGCACTGAGTCTAGCGTATATCGTTCCATGTCAATATGGAAGTAATTAGTATTACAATGATCTGCTACTTGATTCCATCTTTCTGTATCTATGTCTTGAGTTGTTGGCATGCCTTGCCAAGTCTTACGCATTAATTTATGAGCGTGTAGATAAGTAGGTTGGTTTTCCGGAGATGCGAAAGCTGTTTTCCAGCCATAGTTAGCATTGTAACCGACAACCATTTGATCCACGAAATCTGACTTCCCTGAAGAAGGTATCCCAGTGACCGTGATAAATTGACCAGTGTACGTCGAAAATATATTGTCAAAATTTTCAAGACCAACTTGAAAGCCAGGCTTAAAACCATTACGAACAAAGTCCGTGACTTCATCTTCGATATCCCTGAACGTCGTAACATTCTCCATTGGTACAGGCTTTGCTCCTTTAATACGCTCTGCCAAGCTTTGTTTTCCATATTTTTGTAAGTATTCATTGGCATCTTTACAGTCATCAAACGTGGCTATAAAGCATACTTCTGATCCTAATCTTCTAACAAGCTCAGCTTGTAATGCTTGACCCGCTTCGTCTGAATCGACGGCTAAAATAATTTTCTCTTTGTCTTCGAAATAATCTATACAATTGTCTAAGTAATCTAAGTTGTTAGTATTAAGTGTAGCTCCATTTGGAACTGATATAACATTTGGCACACCAGCTTCGTGTAAAGCTAATACATCCATTTCTCCTTCGGTTAAGACACAATAGTCATAACCTATTATACTATTTATATTATAGAATACTTTTTCAGCACCCTTATATAATTTAAAGTTCTTTCGTCCATCACGATACTTAACATTGATAAGTTGATCGCCCATGAAGTAATTAAACTTTATAACGTTCTCGGTTTTACCGGTCTGAGGCATATACTCAGGACCCTCGCTGATTTCAAGATCAACAAGGGTTTTTTGAGATATTCCCCTAGTTTTAAACCATTCAATTACTTTGTCACTTAAAAACTCAGGATATTCATTAGCATTAGGTGGACCAGTTGGTCTCACATAAACTTTTTCACTAGCACCTTTGCGTTTATAAGTGTGTAACTGAAACGATGTATTACAGTTGTGACAAGTACCGAGACCACGTTCCCAATCATAAGAAGCACATTTTGCTTTTTGATTCTTGGGTTTCCTGTCGTGAGAGCAAACAGGGCATGTACCCTGCTTCTTACCCTCATCAAGCTTATGTTGATTGAACTCGTCAATCAAAAATCCATTGATCTCTATTTCTTGCATTTAATTTAATTTAATTATTAATCTCCATCTCTACAGTCTGGGCATATGTCACAGAAGTCTATTTCTTCTTGCGACATACTAGCGTGACACATTTGACACGCCAGTTCGCCATTATTTTTATAGTGCATTAAAATGGTAGATCATCTACTGGTTGAGCAACTGGTGCAGCTTGCTGAGGTTGATCCTCTCTTGGAGCAGCTGCTACGTTGTCACCGTTAGTCCATACTACAGAAACATTACCTAAGTAAGTCTTTGCTACTTTAGCCTCTCGTTCTTCTTTAGACTGAGCTATAACAATTGGTCCTTGATTACCAAACTGGTCAGGCTCATCGTTTATAGTTATTGTTATAGGTAGGTATTTACCTTTTTTACCTTCAATAATCTTTGTTTTATCAACAAGATTCAGGTTTATGCTTGCTTTAATTATACTAGCCATATTTAATTATTTATTAAGGTTACTAAATTTCTTACTTGATTTACACTACTGTTAGTTGTTCTTCTAAAGTTATCAAACGCCTTGTGATAAGGATGTAAGCTATCTTGTGAATTGTTGTTAGTGTAAAAATTATCGTTGTTAGCTTTAAATTGCTTGCCTGAAATACTACAGGTCTTCATTTTTGGTCTAGCCATGGTTTATAAGGTTTTGTTAATAAAATATTGTGTAGGATCAAAGCCTTCTGACTTATAAAATAATTCATAAGCAGCGACTGCTCTTTCGACTTTGTCCTTACCGTTTTTGTAAAATTGTGGTGAGCAATCAAATAATCCTATTTGACCTGTGTTTTTATCTATAGCGATAAATAACATTTCATAGCCAAATAGTTTACTATAAATATAAGCTTGACTATCATAATTGTACTTAGAAGCTGACCACTTAAATGACTGAAGATCTGCTGTTGTTTTTAAATCTATTATCAGTTTTTCGTCGTGGTTTATTATATCAGCTTTGCCTTTCCAATTATGGCCTTCAAGCTCTGTAATGCCTGGTAGTTCGTATTCTACGTTATTACCTCTAATTAGGTCATGACAAATTTTATTCTCTAACATTTTGTCTGTTAGTTTCTCAATTTTGTCAACCTCGTGTTGTAATAAGCAGAGCTCCCCGCCAGATATCTCTTTATAAGCCTTTGAGTTTCTAGTAGTTGCTTCTATAACCTTAAACTTTTTAAGTTTATCTGGTTCTAATATAGCTGTGTGGAAATATCCACCTACTAGAAATGCTGGTCTAGGCTCTAGTCCTTTACCTAAGCTTAAAGGGTTTGTAAGTAAAGTTCCGACATCAGAATTACTTAAGTACTGTTTTCCAAAAGCACCGTAGTAATGTTCGTCTTCTCGTAACTTTTTAATTACCTCTTCTTTATTCATATTATAGTGTGTTTAATGCTCCTTCTATTTCTTGAGATAGAGCATATTTAGCCTTTATGGCTGACAATTTACCGCCTGCTGTTACATATTGAACCGCTTTTTCATAAGCTGGATCTTTTTTAGACGTTAAAGTTGGCTTCTTAGGTTCGAATTTCTTCTTACCATGATCATTAGTTGCATCTGCATCCGCTGTGTCGTCTATTAGAAATAGATTACCTAGCGCATACTTTTTGCCATAACTCGACGCACTACCATATTGTTGAGGTACTTGCATACCTTTTTGGTTTAAGTCTACACCTACGATTGCTTGCGCAATAATCGAGCTTTCCCCGTCGCTTAGTAATGCCGTGGTTCTTATAACCGGCTTATCACTTGGGGATATTAGCTCTTCATTTATCGTAACTGAGACGCCTAGCTCCTTTAAAAAGGGTTTTGTAGCTTCGAGAATATCTTCGGCTGATCTGAAGTTGTATTTGCCGAAAGAATTAAATCTAGATTTTTTAGATTTAAAGTTTGTTTGAATTGTAATTAACTTATCGTTTAAAGTCATAATATTTGGTATTTGGTATATCTATATAATTACACATAAATATACAGTTTTACATTGTTAACTTACAGGTAGTCAAGCACTTGTGAGTGATCTACGTTATTTATTAACCTGTCTACTGCCTGTCTTTTTATCTCTGAAACACGCACATAATTGCTAACTCCTGGTATCTTTAAAATAGATGCTATTTGCTTAGCTGAATGTTTGTCGCAGTCTAATCCATATGAAAGTCTTAACACTTCATACTCTTGGTTCTTGAGATGTTTTTGCATCAAACCTTTTAAATATAAGTTTAATAACTGTATGTTATAAGGCTCAGAATTATCTTCTATTTGATGATACATACTTTCTTCTTCGTTTTTCATAGGTTTATCTATACTTAAAAATATAGAATTAAAAAACATTTGTACCATAGCTTTGTCTTTTGTAGACCTCATTTCGTTGAGCTTGTGCTCTGGTATTCTTATATTGCCTCTATGTCTGTCTACTCTTCGACGTATAGCGCCTTTAATTCTTTTACTAAAAAAAGACTTTAAAGATTTTTCAACATCTTCTTTTTCATTTAGTATTTCCCAATTGAGCTTATCTACTGCTCTTACTAAAGCTTCATTACCAATCTGTAGTAGATCTAAGATGCTTAATACACCTGAAGCATGTCCTGCTGTTGAAAATTTTCTTGCCATAGATTCAACTAGTGGCATGAATTTAACAACTAACTCATCTCTTGTGTACTCATCCCAAAATAAACCATCTAGGTCATTGATAGATTTCTTTACATCTTCTTTATATCTGATGTAGTTTTGTATATTATATTTCTTCATTTAAAAGTTGTTTTTCATTTCTTAATGAATCGTTTAAATTTCTATGAACAGTTCTAGTTGAGCAATTAAGTAGACCTGCTACTCTGCCCCACGTTATTTTTTTACCAAGCTCATTCATGTCTAACATACACTGGTATATTGATTCTTGATCTACCATGTTTTTTCTCCCTATTAATTTACCTACAATCTTAAGCTTTTCGCTAACATCTAACATACAAAAGTCTTTAAATATAACTTTACGTATTTTATTTTTTGGAGGTTCGCCACCTATCGCAAATACATCGTCTATCATAGCATTTAACTTTTTGTCACTAATAAAAAATGTAACAAATCCGTTTTCTTTGTCTGCAATAAAATGATATACATGCGAAGGTAATAATCCGTTATCTTGATTTAAGTAATATAAAACAAGATAGTGCCATTTCAAACTCTTGTATGTTGTTATTTTAGCTTTAGTATTAAATAAACAATAGTGCTCGTATGTACCATTTTCAAAGAACATGTACTCGTTAGTCTCAACAGTAGCGATGTCATTAATAGGCATTTGCCTATAGATAACTTTTTGCTCATTGAGCCATTGTATTTTTCTTTTCTGTGACATAAGCCTATTACTTATATATACTATAGGGCATGTGTCATGCTTAGTATAAAATTAGTTTTAATCTTCGATTATATTTATTTAAAAGCCTTGCTTTATTATAAACTTTTAGTTTATTGTTACCTGAAATAACATCTCTTATTATTTCACCATTAAGCAGGTTAATTTTGTTTTCCATGAACCTTACGTGCCGGGCTTTTCTTTTGCGCCTTTTTAATGCGTTCAGATATGTTTTCATAATTAGTTTCTATTAAGTGTTTATACAGTTTTTTACTCATAAGCTTTGGGTGATTTTAAGCCGGAATACGCACAAAAAGAGTGTATTAAAGGCAATGCTTCTAGTAAAAGGTTTACATAGGTTGCTCCATCATATCCTGATCCGGTCCATTTTGTTAATTGTTCTGTTGTTAAGTTATGCGATAAAGACTCTAATTCTTCTATAGGCATAAGATCTATTTGTTTTGCTGTCATTTTATGTTATTTATTCATAGTGTTTCTCTAACAAGAGGTTTGCTACTTCTTGGCTTATCATGTTCTCGTTGTATAGTTTCCATATTAATTTACTCATAATTTCTAAGTGCTTTAAATAGCGGATGTCTGTAAGAACCTGCTTTAGTTCGTTGAAAGTAAGTAAATGTAGCTCGCTTACCGATATAATCGTTTACATCTACAAGCATGTCAGCTAGATCTTCGTAGTTGTAGCCTTTACCTGGTGGACAACCAAACTCAATACCTTCGTCATCTTGCATAATAAACTTACCAATTGTACCTATACGTTTGCCTTTACCTGTTACATAGCCAATAATTGTAGCTTCAGTGTCGCTAAAGTCTTTAAACTTTTGTAAGTTATAAGATCGTTTTTGTTCATAAGGATTGTTAAGCCTTAGTATAGATCCTTCATAGCCTTCGCTTAGATATACTTCATGAAGATCTTGAGCCATTTTAAAGCTTGTTACAATAGGATTTTTTACTAACGTCGTTGATCTAACTATAGGCAGGTTGTTTACAAGCCAGCTATATCTAACATCATATCGGTGGTTTTTTAAACCTTTAGTAATGGTATCATATACGTGATACTGTACTAATCTTTGTGCATCTAGACGATCTTGTTCAGTTGTTTTTTGTTTTCTGACTAATGATATAATCTTTTCAAAATCGTTCTTTAGAACGTGATTATACAGCTCGCCATCTAAAACAGCAAAAGGGTGTTCTTTAAAAAAGTCTGCAAGATCACTTTCAAGATGATCAACATTTTTAAATTGCTTACCTGTTCTTGAAAATGCGCCGTCTTTAGTAAATACACACCTTACACCATCTAGTTTTCGTTGTAAAAAAACTTTGTTAGAGAAATCAATATCTTTTTTGCCTACTTTATGTGCAAGCATTGGTTTTATCATAGTTTATTTATTTTATTTTCTATTATTTTAATTTTATTTTTTAACACAGCACACTTGTCGTATTCTTCTCTTTCCAAATAAGAGGACAATAGCGTCATAAGTCTAGCTAACTCAGCTAGTAATATTTGCTCCTTGTCTTCTTCTGGTATTTTAAAAGACTCTTCATATGCCGTAGGATTAGCCGCTAAATCATATAGTAACTCAGCAACTCTTTTTGCTATTCTTTCTATATCTTCGTCGTTCATATATATTATCAATACTAGTTTGTATTTTGTTTGTGTTTCTGCCAATCAGTGTAATCGTAATCACTTTTATAATTTTTTATTATATTTTCTGGTTTTAGTACAAATACACACTCGTCTCTGCGTTGATTCCAACACGAAATCCATATATCTTTTTTGCCCGTCCATATAACATAAGTGTACATGTGATCTATGTCTACGTGGGAAGGATATAAATACTGCGAGCCATAGTAAAAATCTTTTACTAAGTTTGATGCTATTTTTGCAGAATCTGTAACTATTCCGTTGTTTTTCATATGATTAACCCAATTAGCTAATTCTACAGCTCTGTATTCAGGATAACCATCATGATGAAGATACATGTTTACATAGCTGTTTCTGTCTACTAATTCAGGATTACAAGCAAAGCCAGCCTCATTGTGTGAAGCTAGCTCTCTATTCACTATCATTGTTACACTTCTAGTTGCCATAATTTAGCTTTATTAAATTTTCAATGTCGTTTTCTAGTGACACGATCTCTTCTGCTGTTATCAAGAATTGTTCAATAGCTACAGTTTCATAACTACTTAATTCGTCGCATCCGCCTTCTTGAATAGCGTTAACACAATCTTGCATTGCTCTCACCGTGTTTTCAAAACGACAGTAACTCATATTTGCCATAATTTTTTGTTTTTAGTTAATAATTAGTAATATTTCAACACACCCGCGTTATCATGGGTTATCACCCGTAGCCTAAAAGGTTAACGAGTGTATTGAATAGTTGGCGCAGCAGGAATCGAACCTGCTATATATTTTCCATCGCGCCTATTGTTAATCCAGTAAGACCATATAGGCTTCTGCATTGTTTTGTCTAAACCAAGATAATCCTTTTCGTAAGTCTCTAACTATCTCGTCGCCTCCTATGAACATAGGATGCTCAAGTGTCATATTCGCACCCATTACAAAGTCATACATACTAAGCTCTATATTATTTAGCTCAATACTTTGACCTGTAAATATGTTTTCTACAACTTCACCCTCGTCATATGTTGCACCCTTAAACCACTTTGGTAGTTCCTGTTTGTTCTCTTTCATATCCTTGTTCTACTAGTTCGTATTCTATTTCTTCTAATTTATTATTATAAAACTCTTGGTAAGTCTCATCTATAGCATCCATAAAGCCATACTCGTCCATCATGTACTCATCTATTTGTATTCTATTGCCTTCTATGATCACATCTGAAAGTTTTTCAAACCATTGGCTGTCATAGTAGTAAATATCATAGCTAAAATCAGGGTTTCTATCATCTGCTGTAGCCATATATAACTCGTAGCCGTCAGCTGTTTCTGTTGTAGTAAAGATAAAGTCGTATCTTCCCCAATCATGAACAAACTCTGATTCAAAGTGGTTTAGCACTAGTTCTAGTTTTTTATCATGATCCATTTCTTCATGCGTAAGAATACCTATATCCTCTAGCTTTTTTTCTATTAATTCATCTGTTATTTTTCTCATATTAGTTACGTATTAAAATTTTATCGCCGTACATAAAGCTATTAGGATCTAATTGCCAGCTTTTTAAATCTGTATATGTAAATAAGTCTCTCATCTCGTCTATAGTTAAGTTACACCACATGTATTTAGTCATTAGTACGTATTTTAGTCTTTTAGCTGAGCTATATTCTCTAGCACTAGCTTGTAATTGTTTTTTAACGTCAGGCAACAGCTCGTCGTAGACGGTTTTAATTTTACTCATATTTTTTATAGTTTTTAAGATAATAATTTAACATGTATACCATTCTAGTTAATGGATTGTGTATTAAAGCTCTAGCGTTGCTAGTAAATTCTTTAACTACAGGAACATCATGCTCGTTAAGCCATACATATCTTGTTTTTCGTTTGTATTGCGGGTTAATTTGGTAAGCACTGTAACATCCGTTTTGCCTACGAACATAGCCTGACTTGAATACAGCAAGTCTAAGTCTTTTACTATTATATTTGCACATTTGGTAGTAAGGACTTGAAGGCACAGGGAATTCAAACTCTCTGGTACCGTTTTTAGCTTGTCTTTGTGTTGTTACTTCTTTAATGTTATACTCTATAAGTAGCCTACGTGCATAGGAGTCTTCGAGCATTTGGCGTTCTTGTTGCCAGGTATACGTATTTCTCATGTTTAATTTAGTTTAATTTATTATATTATCATACTTCATTTGTATTTATTTTGTGGAGGTGGAGAGGATCGAACTCTCGTGCATAGTAGTTCCTGTTGCAGGCTTTCTACCATGTCAAAACCATGTCACCCCCATTACGTAGTTATCTTCGCATATAGCGATCGGACTTCCACCGTGCCGACAGTTAATTACTCTGCCGCTCGTGATACTACGACTTATAAAATTAAAGGATCTTCGTCAGCTTAACCACGTATCTCTCGTCTGAGTTCCTATAGCCATACTGAGCCCTTCACATTTATAAGGTTTGTTAGTAACCGCAGGGAGATTCGAACTCCTTCACTAGCTAAGTGATTGGCCTTCCTATCACGGTTATCCATCTCTTACCACTATGATTGCTGTGTGTCAAAGGCATCATCATAATACCAATAAGAGAATCTGCCGGTTTTCGTATTTATATAGAGCCATATACCGTAAAACTCTTTATGCTTACTTTCTACGCCAAGACTTGTGCACCATAGCACTTAGCTCTTGACTAACAATTTGTATTGTATTACCTGTTTTGTGCTCGATAATAGGTATATATGAGTAAGTCTTTGTCTGACTGTGATCTATACACGTTTTATATCCTAATTTTAATCTAACTGGGTGCACTTCTGTGCCGCATTTACAATACATATTTATTTGTTTTTGGTTTATTATATTATCAAATAGAATTTGTATTATTATTGTACAACTTTTCTAAAGCTAATCTTACTACATACTCTTTCATTTCTAAATAACTATCACCATTCAATGCAACGTCACCTAATTGCCAGTCAACGCTATCTGCTATTATTTCTCTTATGTGATCTGCTACTCCTTGTGCAACAAGATCTAATTCTGACATTCTACTCATATGCTTATTTCTTCTTTTATAAATTTAAGTGCGGTTATATAACCTAATTGTACTGCCATCTGTGTCAATAGTATATCAGCAGATCCGTTGTTTGCTTGTGCAAATTGATCTAATCTATCTCTGTTACTAGGTGTAGCTACCATGGATCTATCGAAGATAGCCAACTCTTTGTCTATTATTTCGTCTATTTTACTCATTATTGTTTGTTTAAAATTGTTACTTCAACCCAGCCTTTTTCAGAGTGACCTACTTCGCATTTAACTCCTTCATCTGTTAGTTGTTTTTCTAGCTCTACTGCAGCGTTCCATAAAGCTGGTTCAGGCATCTCATCATGCTCATCATCATACATGACTTCACCTCTACACTGGTAGAATTTGTCATCATAGTCATTTTCTACGTATTCAAAATCCCATCCGTTAATTCTTACATCTTGTTTCATATATTCTTTCACGTTTATTCTTGATTTATTAATTCCTCTATCTCACAGAACAGCATATCATCTATGTCTGCTCTACTGTAATGTTCTTTACTTAGCTCATAAGCTAAATCCCATAAGTTTTTGTATTTTTCTTTATTCATAATTTTTTAGTATTTCTCTAATATTTCTAATTGCTATTATTCTATCTAAGTTATATATCTCAATATCTAAGTCATCACCAAATCCATTTCTTAAATCTTGTAATTCTTCTTCTAAGTGATCTAGTGCAACTAGTAAGACATTATGTTCTATTTCTGTTAAAGTTAGCATTATTGACTTAGTTCCCATATTCTACATCTTTTTCTTTAGTTGCCATCCACTCTATGTTACTTATACTGTGACCTGCTCCTAATAAGAACGACTCACAAGATTCAAAGCCTGGATTCCATTTATTTTCTTTGTTACTTAACGAGCTAATGTCGTATCTATATACCTTACCATCAAAATAATCTAGTACAAATATGTAGTTTGCTATTTCGTGGTCATTTTCTTCTTGCATCTCGTGCCATTTTCTTTGTGTATCGCTCATGATTTTATTATTGTTTTTAGTTGTTCTACTGAATAATTTTTACTTGTTTCTTGCCACATACGGTTGTGAGTAAACTTTCTAGCCTTTGAAAAGGTAGACTTTTGCCTTATAACCACACGGTTATACTCAACATCAGTAAGTCCACTACACAAACCTTCGTGTCTGTGCTTGCGTTGATGCTCAATACCTCGCAACTTTTGTTGTTGTTTAGAGTATTCGCACACCTCTTTCATTGTCATTACTCCCATATGTATGTGATTCCTCCGTGATTAAACCACTCAGTAAAACCTTCTTGATCTTTTTCTTCATTGTATATGAAGCCGAAGCGATTTGGAATATTGCTAATAGTATAGCCTTTGTAAAACTTGTTTGATAAGGCACAAGGTTGGCCGTCTTTGTTGAAGAATTTAATTTTCTGCATAGTTTTGTTATTATAAGTTATTTATTATATTATCAATAGAGATTTGTATTTTATTTGTTTTGCTGTAAAAACTCGTTTAATATAACGTTGATATCTTCTTTAAGCTTTGATAGTCTAAACGTTTGGTTAGGTGAAATGTCACCTTGTTTCAAGTCGTAATCTTCGCATAATCCGCTCCAGTCTATTTCGATGTAGTGTTCTAAGTCTAGCATATTAATCTCCTGTATAATTATTACCGTTAGCTCTATTATCTGCATAGTATGCTGTGATACCTGCCTCTGTTAACTGTCTTTGCTTTTTATGAAGCTCAGCGTTATCTAAGTAGTAATCTATTTGGTCGTGCATTTCTAATAGTCTCTTAGTACCAAAGCTACGAGTGTTAACGTGCCTTAACAAGCTCTCGTCACTACACTTGTATCCACAAGCTCTCTTGTTATTCCAAGTTCTCCAATCATGGAATATAAATTTAATGTTTCTGTATTCTAGCATAGTTATTTTTGATTAGTTAGTTTGTAATAAGTTATTTTTTCTAGTACGTAAGAGCTATCGACCTCACCGTCCATTTGTTTTAGTACGTCGTGTGACATATCTATTTGTTTGCCGTTTGGGCAAGTTAATATAAATTGCATAGTTAATTGTTTTAGTAGACATAGTGAGAGTCGAACTCACCAATTAAGTTAGCCATTCGTGGACACTATTGTACACGCTAATATGTCTTTTGTTCTATCCAGTTAAGCTCGTTGCCCGCAGGTTCGGATAGTCACCTTTATTATTACTAGTAGAAATCGTAGTAGATATCTATAACTTTAGACTTTTGCTCGTCATTTAGTTTAGTGTAATGTGTGTCATAGAGTTTCCATGATATTTTTAGTAAAGTGTAAGAGAATGTTCCCATAGTTATATTGTTATTAGTTATTTATTATATTATCAAAAGTATTTTGTATTTTGTTTGTTAGTTTCGTAAAGCGTAACCCGCTCCGGCACCTAATTCAGTTAATACTTTGTTTACTTTCTTGAGTACTATTAGTACAGTGTGTTTGAATTTTCTCATAGTTATTATTATTTATTATATTAGTAGACATTGGTGGAATCGAACCACCTCACAAAGTAGAGCTCACGCAGTCAAAATGCAGAGTGAAACCGTTATGTCTGTTTGACAAAAGTGAAGTTAATTATATAACTTCTTTGTCGCGCAAGATTACTGGAACGCTTGTTGAAGAAGTGTACGACTTGTACTTTTCGAAGCAGTTCATAGTGGATAATTTATCTTTCATTATTTCATACGCTTTATCGTGATTGTAAGTGAAAGTTTTGCCACTTTTGAATTCGACATTGATGACAGTGTTTTTGCCAATTAGTGATTTGCGAATTACGAATCTTTTAGAAGTTAGTGAATTGTTTGAAGTTGAAATTGAATTTGAATTTGACATAGTTAAAAGTATTTAGTTATTATTTATTTGTTATTAGTTATTTATTATATTATCAGTTAAGATTTGTATTTTGTTTGTGTAAAAGTGTATATTTGTTTATTAGTTATATTGTAGTTAGTAGTGTGACACAGTGACTCTTTGTCATGACACAATGTCACGTGACTAATTGTCATAGTTATTTGAGCGTAAGAATGTAGCGAGTAAAGCGATTGGTATTGCGATAAGAAGTAAAATCATATTGGATATTTAGTTTAGTATTATTAGTATTAGTATGTTAGTTTGTTTCGTTATTTATTATATTATCAATGTTACTTCGTATTAAGTTTGTATATATTTTAGAATAAAAGTTATAAATATATTAAGAAATGTATCGAAAAAATGATATATATACGCGTAAACGTCTGGAAATCAGGGGGCTACGTCATTTCAAAACCATTTTACATAACAAGTTGATAGTCAATAGGATAGGTGCAGCCCTATAACCCTCTATAAGTAATATAAAAGTGGGACATTAGCCTTATAAAGTATATAAGTAAGGGGCAAGTGTCACTGTTTTTGGAAGTATCTCGCTTTTCCTGTAAGAATATAGGGTATACTACTATATAAAGTAAAAGAAAAAATTAATTATGGCAAATATAACATCATACCCAGCATTATCTACAGTAACAAGTGGGGATTTAATAGTTATTTCCGATGTTAGTACAACTAATAACGCTACTAAAACTACAACAGTAGGTAAGCTAGCAAGTTTTATAGGTTCTACAGAAGCATTAGGGTATAAGACCTACGCTGTTGAGCTTTCTAACTTTGGTGGTGGTGCAGTTGCGCCTACAGCCACGGTTATGCAAAACACTTTAGGTGTTATAGCATGGACACGGACTAGTGTAGGAAAATATGTTGGTACATTGACTGATGCTTTCAAGGGATCTAAAACACTTATTACAACGCAAACACAAGTCGTTGCAAATCCCTCTATAGGGGCCAATGGCGTAAATGGGGTAACTGACACAAATGAATGGCCTGCTCAAGTAGTAGCTTCTGTTGCCTCGGTAAATACCGTTGGACTGGATCATTTTGTGCTAGCCCAAACAGGGGCCGCGACTAAGTCGGATAATATAAAAATATTTTTAGAAATTAAAGTTTACGACTAAAAACAAATAAAACCAAGTAATAATAAGCACATACCCTGCTCGGGTGAGAGCAAAACCAAATGTCTAATTAAAACCAAAACCAATGACATTATATTATAAGACTGACACGTGGTCTAGTCAACCAAATCAATTATCCCAAGACCAGATAGATTGGTGGAAGCACTTATCAGAAAAGAAAAACTGGAGAATTGTTCAACTACCTAATGGATTTTACCAAACAGAATATAAAGATCCAGATTGTAACTGCAATCCAGAAAAAGATACGTGCTGCGAAAATTGGTTAGATGTAACTAGAAGAGAAACCATTGAGTCAGCTGAAGCAGCTATTAATGGTAGCATCGAACATTACGCAGCAAAACTAGAGTTCGTTAAAGGACCTAAGGTAGTAAAAACCTTTAAGTAATAATTAAATCAAATTAAATTAAATCATGGCAGACGCTATAGTAAAGAACCTTAACTTCGGAGACGAAGCTAGAGATCAAATATTTAAAGGAATAGAGAAACTCACAAAAGCTGTTAGCTCCACACTTGGGGCTAGCGGTAAATGTGTTATACTAGAAGACACGAGTGGTAAGCCACTTATTACAAAAGACGGTGTTACGGTTGCAGATGCTATATTTCTTAGAGACCCAGTAGAAAACATAGGGGCTACACTTTTGAAAGAAGCAGCACGCAAGACTGTTAAAGAGGCTGGTGACGGTACCACCACCGCGACTATCTTGGCCCACGCTATAATAGACGAGGCATACAAGCAAAACGATAAAGACGTTAGGGCTATAAAAGAACAGATACTAAAGGGTGTAGATATAGTTATTAAAGAACTAGAAAACCAATCTGTACCTGTAAAAGACAAGATAGACGATATAGCCATCATATCTACAAACAACGACAAAGAACTAGGTTCTATAATAGCAGATGCTTTTAAAAGAGTAGGTGACGCAGGCTTAGTGGTAATGGAGCCTTCAGCCGAAGGTGAAACAAGCGTTGAAGTAGTAGAAGGCGTAGAGTACAATAAAGGATTATTAAACCCTAATTTTATAACAAACAAAGAAACTGGTACAGCAGAGCTAGACAATCCTTTAGTTCTACTTATAGATTCTAAAGTTGATTCAATAAGACAGATACAGCCAGTACTAGAACATGTTATAAAAACAAAAGAACCTTTATTAATCATAGGTGAAGTAGAAGCAAATGTTATGTCTGCACTACTTATGAATAAAATGAAAGGTAATATAAAGATAAACGTTTTAGATTCTCCGGCATATGGATTAAGACGTAAAGAGATACTAGATGACTTAGCTTTACTAACAGGAGCTACCGTTGTAAATGAAGACTTAGGTGATGATTTAAGCTCTATAGAAGTAGATTACTTAGGACGATGTATTAAAGTTGTAACAGAAAACGACAAGTCAATAATTAGAGTTGAGAAAGATTCAGAAGAAGTTGAGTCTATAATAAACCAGATAAGATCTAAGTTATTAGAAACTAACAAAGAACATGTTAGAGTAGGTTTAGAGCAAAGACTAGCTAGACTAAGCGCTAAGGTAGCGGTGGTTAAAGTTGGCGCTAATTCAGCTATTGAATTAAAAGAAAAACAAGATAGAGTAGAAGACGCTATATGCGCTACAAGAGCTGCGATAAAAGAAGGTATAGTACCAGGTGGTGGTATAGCTTTATTAAATGCTTCAAAGTCTTTAGATAAAAAAGTACCTGGACAAAGCATATTAAGAAAAGCTATCAAAGCACCGTATAAAACAATTTTGCACAACGCTGGTTTAGAGGTTGATGAACCTAAAAACAAAGGCGAAGGCATAAACGTGGTTACAGGAAATATGGTAAATATGATTAAGGCTGGTATTATAGATCCGCTACTTGTAACAAAGAGCGCCTTGAAAAACGCAGCTTCAGTAGCGACAACAATACTATCAACTGATTGTGTAATTAATAATATGAGAATTGATGAAAGCAGTAGGTAGTTATTTATTAGTTAATAAACTAGAAAAGAAAACAACTAAAACCAAAGGAGGTTTGTTGTTATCTGAAAACGATAGAGATGATATTAGATACGTTCAAGCAGAAGTAATAGATCCAGGTGATCAATCGTTTCTAAAAAAGAATGATCATATATTTTATGACAAACATGCTGGTCACAATATAGAGCATGGTGATAAAAAATTACAAGTAATAAAAGTTCAAGACATTGTCGTTGTGATATGAAAAGGCTAGAAGCAGGAGATTTAAAAGATTTCAATCTGCTGAAACATTACCGTACGATACGCAAATGGGCCTGTAGAAACAACGACTTAACTGACGCTGAGCTTGAGTTACTTATATATTTAGATTGTATAGACATGTTTACAATCGATGATTTTAAAATGGGGAGTTATTCATTTAGCTGGAATAACAGAAGATGGAACAAGCTTATTCAAGAAGACTGGATAACGGTTTGGAGAAAAAGAAACAGAACAACCCAGAAATATAATATATATAAAGTTTCTTTTAAGGGTAAGCAACTTATCAGTAGGGTCTATAGAATAATGACTGGAGAAGATGATATACCTACAAGTGAAAGAAGAAACTCTATAATGCAAGGAAAAACATATATGGATAAAGTATTACAAACATCTGTGTATAATGTTAATAGAGATAAAAACAGATAAATTATGGCATCAGGAACAGCATCAGCAGCAGCAGGCATGAGTGGTGGATCATCAGCAGGAGGAGTAGGAGGAAATATACCAAAGATTCCCGGGATGTTTGGGAATACCCTTGAGCGTCTCCGTCAGCAGCAAATGGACAAAACAGCTACAGCAAGTGCTACGGCAAGAGCTGGCGCGCGAGGACTTGGAGGCGGCATAGGAAAAAGAATGGGCTCAATAGAATCTAGACTAGACGCTCTGGAAGGAGGCGGCGAAGGTGGAGGCTCCGCACAGTCAGTACAGCCTATACAAGAGTTTGTTCAAGGCGGTAGTTTTGGTCAGGCATCTACACCACCACCTGCACCAGTAGCGGCTGGATCATTAAACGCGTCAGCATCACCTGGATCATTACAAGAAGCAATGCCTTCTCCTGGAGACCCTGCTGCAGATATGTTTGGAACAGAATTTATGAGAAGTGCATCTGTTGGTGCAGCAAAAATGAGAATGAATAAAAAAATATAACATGGATTTAAAAAGTAGAATGATTATTGACACGCCTCAGCTACAGGGTCAAGTAGGAGAAAATGCTATATGGGACGGCCCATTAAACTTAGCTGCTTTTCCAAAAGGTAAAGGAAGTTCTAGCGGTATAACAGGTATGAAGCTCAATCACGCTGGTGTGCCTTACAAACCATTAAACGCTGTTCTTTGTGCACAGGGAAAAGAATATTAATATAATAAAAGAATTAAAATGGGACAATACGGAAATCAACCAGATTTTGGAACAGAAGCAGATGATGATGTTCAAATAGTTACAAAAGCACAAAGTGATGTGCGAACAGGATTCTTAGGAGGAGCTTGTTTGTATGTAGGGACAGGTGGAGACATTAACGTGATTATAGCGGGCACTAGAGGTGGTGGACAGCCTTATGATACTATATTTTTTAAAGCCGTACCATCTGGATCTATACTACCTGTAATAGTAGATTATGTTGCTGACACAGGTCCAAAAGGAGCAACAACCGCAGCTGATCTTGTAGCCTTAAAATAATATGGCAGTAGGTAACAGCATGGGAATAGGTATCCCAATGGTAAACTTAGGCTTAGGAGGCGGAGGCGGCGGTGGCGGAGGCTTCTTGCTAGATGACTACCCAAATACAAATGGGCACTCTTATTCACTAAGACAGCTAAGCTCTACTATTACAAATGTTGTTAGAGTTAGGCGAAATAGCGATAACACAGAACAAGACTTTTCTGCAACTGGAATAACAGACGGAACACTAGCTAGTTTCTGTGGAGTGGGTGAAGGCTTTGTTACTAAATGGTATGATCAAAGTAACATCTCTGATGTTATAAATTTTACCGCTCTACAACAACCTAAAATAGTTTCAGGCGGATCTGTGTTGCTTGAAAATGGAAAACCTTGTATAGAGTTCGATGGAATAGATGATTCCCTGCAAGTTCTTATTTTCCCGCAAAGTAGTGGCGCTTATTACTTGTTTGCAGTAAACACTTTTGTCTCAGGACCTGGACCAGGAGAACCTCAAGTATATATGTACGGTCTTAAAGCAGACGTGCCTGCACCCTTTACTGGAAATAGCAGTATTAGATGGAATGGACTTGGGGCTGAGTTTCGAGGTTCTTCAGACCTTAGTTTTATTGTGCAGCAAGGAGTTCAATCTCTTTACTACGCTCGTCAACAAGCAGGTCCAGGGCCTTTTAGCGGCTCAACTATAAAAGTAAACCAAACCCAAAATCCGTTAATTGGCTTTACTGACAACGGATTTTCATTAGGCAGGAACACGATAGTTTTAGGAAACAATCCAAACAATTATGCAGGCCAAAATAGTAATATAAAGCTTCAGGAATTTATATTATACCTTGCTGATCCAGGACCAGCCGAAACCCCTATTCAAGTCGATATTAATACTTATTATTCTGTATATTAATGGAAGTAAACATACTAGGTTATAAATTTTCAGAAAAAGAACTGGCTGAGGAAACAAGGTCAGTATTGGTAGTGGAAAAAGAACTTCCAAGAAAAATAGCGGATGTTACTACATACTGGCAGAACTATGAAGAAGCAAGTCTTAATAAACCGCCTTTCTGGTACATGCTACATGACAAGTCTTTGGATGGTGCTTTGGGTGAACCAGCGAAGTTTACAGTGACAATTCCAGAAGAATCGTTCTTTAACAGCTTTGGAGAAGCCATAAGCGCATATTCGCTTAGAAACCTTACAAGTAATCCAGAACAATTTGTTGTTAGAGTCTCAACAGGGTTTGGCCCTGAGCCAGCGGAATATGATTTAACTGAATCACAAATTAATCTTAAATATCTTCTAGGTCTAGGCCTGGACTTACAGGTTATAAAATGGTACGATCAAGCTGGAACAGATCAGTCTTTGATAGCTACAGATGTTAAAACAGCACCATATATATTAAGCAAGGGTGAAATGTTCTTTGAGGGTTTAAGGCCAGCAATACATTTTGAGAACGGTAATCAATTACAATTAATAGCTGTTTTAAAACCAGTAAAAGATAATATAAGAATCTATAATGTATCATCTTACTCTGATAAGCAAGTAGCAGGTGTAGAGGGCAATTCTCTTTTATACAATGCAAGCAATTTTATAACTTTTCCAATAATAAGTTGGTTGCCAGACAACATACTAAAGATGCTTTCAAGAAACCCTATTACTCAAAACGGGGTAGCTTTTGAACCAGAGGAAGATAGGTTTGGACCATTTAAAAGTCCATTATCAAACTTAAATTTATATCAAATAAAAAACGCTTTAAATTCTCCGATTAATTTTGGGTTTGGTAACGCTGTAAATATGAATATGTGTGAGTTTATTTTATACCCAGACGAAAATACAAATATAACAAGCATAACCAAGAATATTACCGATTTTTATAAAATAATATAAAACAAGTTTTTTAAAATTACCACCTAAACCAAAACTATAAAAAACAAAATATGTCAGTAAACGAACAAGGACACCAAGGAAAATACAGCGGAAACTCTAGACACACTAGAGTAACAAGTCAAAACTTTGCCGCCACAAGAAGAGACGATCAAGCGCACATGCAATATCTAAAAGAAGATGTAGATTATGATGACAAGCACGGTCATAGCGATATAGATATGACAGCCGACGAGAAGCATATATCTAAACTAGCAGGTGATCTAAAATACGATGACAAACATCACGGAGCTGCCAGACACACTAGTGCTCATTCTACTGAAGAGTATATGGAACGCAAAGACAAAGCTATAAAAGCTAATGCTGGTCCAGCTCAAAGCCAAGACAGAAGCTTAAGTCTTGGGGTCAATGCTAATAGAGGCAAGCCAAGTGAGGATAACCCAAACCCGCCAGTAGATTATTCAGCTAACGCTAACTTTAGCCCGATACCTAGATTTAATATATCAGCTAATGCCAATTCTCAAGGCAATTATGGGTTTGGACTTGCAGGTAACTCTAAAAGCGATCAAACAACCTGGGCAGCTAATTTCAATAGAGAAAATGGCAACAATAATGTAAGCGCTAACGCTACGTTTAAATTTTAAAAAAACAGATAGGACTGTACAAACCTAGCCAAACATAAACAAAAACAAAAACAAAAACAAAAACAAAATGGCAAAATTTATCGCAATTAAATCTTCAGGTGCTGGACTAGCAGGTGGAGATGTGTTATTAGGAGTAGAAGGAATTATAAGCGTAGACGCAGGGTCAGCAACAACAACTGTAGTTGAGTATGATGCTAAAAAAATAACAATCACTCATTTAACCGTAGGCACAACTCCTTCAGTAAGAGATGCAGTTAACGCAGCATTGACGGCTAACCCAGGTGGGGTTAAAGCTAGAGTACAGCTACCAGTAGGTATTACTGTAGCCAAAATAGTAACAACATAATAATGAAGCCTAAAGGGCTGGGAGATAGCATAGCTAACTTCACACACAAAACAGGTATTAAGCACGTCGTTGACATTGTCTCTGACGGGCTTAATATTAATTGTGGTTGTAATAACAGGCAAGAGTGGTTTAATAACAAATTTCCTTATAGAAACAAGAATGGCATTTAGCATAAAATCTTTTTTTAATCTTAACAAAATGAATACATCTGTGTTTGAAAGAGACATGGGTGATGATCCCGTGTTTGCAAGAACACCTAAAAATGGAGTTATTATTTTAAATGAAAATGCTGTTAAAGATTCTAGTAAAAAAGAATTAGACAATACCATAGCACATGAACAAGTACACGTTGACCAATTTAAAAATGGTGAACTAGATTACAATGTTGGTGCTGGTAAGGTCATGTTTAAAGGAAAAGAATATGATTACTCTGTTATGCAAGCAGGTAAAGGTCCTTGGGAAAAGCCAGCGTATGCTGCGGAAAAAAAGTAGCTTGTTAATATTTCGTGTAATCATATAATAAAGAATAACAATTAAATCCAATTATATGAAAAAATTAATTATTGCATTATTTATTACGCTATCTTCATTGAGCCTTAAAGCTCAAGAGGAGTTTAACGGGATGTGGAAAAACGAAGCATCTCATTCAATAAAAACAATACTCGCTTCACCATATTCTATACTTAGTTGCAACAGCACTTCATTTTCAGATTTTCATATTATTAACGAACAAGTAATACATAAATCTGCAAAAAGCTTTACAACAATTTTAGAAAACACAGCTAATGGTTACGAGGTTGAAATAGAATACATATTAATAAACAAAGACTCTATATTAAGCAAATACACAGGCGATCATACAGGAGCATACATACTAACGAAGATATACTAAAAGTAATGAAAAAGAAAATGAAAACAAATCAAGATGGCGGTAGTGTTACCGCATCTGACTCAGCTGCTGCAGCAAAGCAGTTAGCTGCGGATCAAACAAACGCCGCTGGACCAGCTCAGAGAGAGAAAGTAAACAACCAAACAGCCAATAAAGAAGGAAAAGACATGCTTCCAGATAAAATGCTTAAGCGTGGAGATGTTCGTGCTGACGGAAGTATAGTAGGAGAAATAAAAAACACACAAAAGCCAACTAAAAGAGAAGAGAGAATAACGAAGAAAAAAAGAGAAAATAAAACTAGTAGAAATACAACTAGTGGCGACACGAAAAACAAAGTTAAGAAAACCACAGTCAAGAAAAAGACAGACGGTGTGCCTGATAATGTTGGTCCTTCAAGAATGGGTTATGCTCAAAAGTTTGGACCTGGACGAATGAACGGTTATGACGCAGGTGCTAAAAAAGTTATGGATGTAATGACTTATGGAGGAGCTTCTAAATACATGGCAGAAGGACCTGGGCAACAAAAATCAGGTGATTTATCTAGGCCTACAGATTACAGAGAAAGACCCGCTTACACACATACAGCCGCGGTTGATGGAAATCTAACTCAAAGCCAAATCGAAAAGCGAGGCCCATGTGGTGGACCTGGACAAAGACCTTGCGGAACTAACGAACTTTCTGCAGCTGAAAGAGAAGTTGTTAACGATGGAGATATGAATAACTACCTTAGTAACCAAGTAAGTAACACACCTACAGGAAGAGGATTTCAAGCTAGAATGCAAAGCACCCTTGAGACAAACCGAGCAAGACAAAGAAGTGCTGACTCTAGTTTTGTAGTTGGGCGAGGTGACAGAAATAGGCTTTCTTGGATGCGTGATTTTGATAACAATTCCCAGGGCGGAAGACCAGGCGGCTTCCAAAAAGGAAATGTAGTAGGAAGATATAACGCTATAGACCCTGACACTGGCTTTATTAGAGCAAATGACAAACAACTAGACCCGAATACTGGATCTATGACTATGACTAAATCAAAAGCCAACAAGCCACGTAAGAAAGCTTAAAAACAATAACAATGTACTCAAAAAAAGGATATTTAAAAAATAGTCCTGACGTAAATAAAAAAACTAACTTAATAGCCGGTAATAAAATTACCATGAAAGGTGTTGAGCATAAGGTTTTAGGTATTGACGACAGAGGTTACGCTATTATTATGTATCCAGGATATGATTACATTTTTCCAAATGGCAAAGAAGTATTAGAAATTAAATTAAATAAATAACATTGGACAAGATAATTCAATGGCTTACAGGTGGCGTTATCAGCGAGGTTGGTAACGTCATCGATAAGCTTACAACTACCAAAGAAGAAAAGCTTGAAGCCAAAAGGCTAATGGTTGAAATTCTAGAGAAAGCAGATAGTGAGGCTCAGTCGCAAGTAACCGAAAGGTGGAAGTCAGATATGGCATCAGATAGCGTGCTTTCGAAAAATATACGCCCTATGGTACTTATATACTTAACAGTTATATTTACTGTGTGTGCGTTTTTTGATGGTAATGTAGCGCAATTTAAAATAGCGGAAGAGTATATACCAATATTTCAAACCCTTTTAGTAACAGTATATGGTGCTTACTTTGTAGGTCGTAGCTGGGAGAAAGCTAAAAAAATTCAAAGCAACAATTAAATTAAATCAAATGAATAAAATAGAAGATAAAGAATTACAAAAAGTAGTGGAGCAACAAAAAACACTGAACGAAGTGTTAACTAATATTGGTGTTCTAGAAACTCAAAAGCATGGACTGCTTCACAAGGTTGCAGCTCTAAACAAGGATATGGAAGAAGTAAAAAACGATCTTGAAGGAAAATATGGAGCTATCAATATTAACTTAGAAGATGGTACATATACTAAAATAGAGAAAGATGGATAACGTCATAAGAAAAATTAGCATAGGTGCTGATTATAAAAATGATGCTATGCACTACTCTGTAGGTCAAGAGGTCTACGGTGGCCACACTATATCTCATGTTCTACTAGAAGATAAAGACTCATCATACAACATTTACATTAAGAAAAACGAAGAGGTACTGCCATGGAAGAAGTTTAATTCTAACATGGCTATATCTATAGAGTATGATATAAAGTATTAATGAAAAGTGTATATGACTTTATCGTTAAGCCGCTAGGTGATAGATACGCAAATACAAAAAAAATAGGAGACACTGAATTAGTTTTAAACACTAAAATAGAAGGTTGGAAGTTTGTAAATAGATTTGCTGAAGTAGTATCAACACCTCTCGCTATTGCAACGCCTGTTAAACAGGGTGATATAGTTGTAATACATCAGAATATTTTTAGAAGATTTTATAACATGCAAGGTAAGCAAACAAATAGTAGATCTTATTTTAAAGACGATTTGTACTTTGCTAGTGTTGACCAAGTATATCTATATAAAAGAAAAGAAAAGTGGCGATCTATAAACGACCGTTGTTTTATAATACCAATAAAAGAAACAGAGCTTCTAAGAAGCAATAAAGAAGTAAACAATATTGGTATACTAAAAATAGGTAATAGCTCCTTAGAAGAGCTTAGAATAACTCCAGGACATATAGTAACATTTAAAGCTGGGTCTGAATGGGAGTTTAATATAGACGGAGAACGTTTATATTGTATGAAATCAAATGATATTTTATTAGAACATGGATACAAAGAAGACGAAGAGGAATATAATCCTAGCTGGGCAGATAGCCGTTGAAGAATTAATAAAAGTAGCTAAAGAGGCTATAGTTGATTCAGATGACGATATATCAGCAGATAGATTAAAAAATGCTGCAGCTACTAAAAAGCTAGCTATATTCGATGCTTTTGAAATATTACAAAGGATTCAAGAAGAGGAAGCTATACTAAATGAAAAGCCTAGAGACAGTAAAGAAAAAACTTTTAAAGGCTTTGCAGAGGGGAGATCTAAATAATGTATACTCAAAGCTTATATAAAGTAGTAGATGATCACATCAAACCTCATATAGTAAAAAAGAATAATAGATATAAGAAGTGGGAGTATGGCTATAACAAAGAATATGACATTGTTGTTATAAGCAAAACAGGAGAGATAGGAGAAATATACGATATACAAAACTTAAAAATAGCTTTACCTAAATCTAAAGATGTTGTCAAGTTTAAATCAAAGTCTTGGGAAAGAATAGAACTACCAAATGAATTAAAGAAAATAAAAACAATATTTGACTGGGAAAATTATCCCATAGATTTCAAAGAAAAATGGTATGATTACATCGATAAAGAGTTTACTAGACGAGAACAAGGTTTTTGGTTCAATAATAAGGGTCTGGATACTTACGTTACTGGTACTCACTTTATGTACCTGCAGTGGTCCAAAATTGATGTTGGGAAGCCAGACTTTAGAGAAGCAAATAGATTATTCTTTATATTCTGGGAAGCATGCAAGGCCGACAGCAGGTCTTATGGAATGTGCTATCTTAAAAACCGTAGATCAGGATTTTCCTTTATGTCCTCGGCTGAGACCGTCAATCTTGCGACAATATCCTCGGATTCACGGTACGGAATATTGTCCAAATCAGGACCTGATGCTAAGTCAATGTTCACGGATAAGGTTGTACCAATTTCGGTCAACTACCCATTCTTCTTCAAACCAATACAGGACGGTATGGACAGGCCAAAAACCGAGCTCGCATACAGAGTCCCTGCCTCCAAGTTTACACGTAAGAAACTTGACACAAACGAAACGGTTAAAGAAATCACGGGTCTTGATACCACAATCGACTGGAAGAACACGGGTGACAACTCGTACGATGGTGAGAAACTCAAACTCCTCGTCCACGACGAATCGGGCAAATGGGAAAGGCCAAACAACATCCTTAACAACTGGAGGGTTACAAAAACAACGCTTAGATTAGGTAGTAGAGTTATAGGTAAGTGCATGATGGGTTCAACCTCAAACGCCTTAGATAAAGGTGGAGAAAACTTTAAAAAACTTTACTATGATTCAGATGTTACAAAAAGAAACCGCAACGGACAGACTCGCTCAGGACTCTATTCTTTGTTCATACCTATGGAGTGGAACTACGAGGGATACATTGATTCTTATGGCATACCTGTATTCGACACGCCAAGAAAAGATGTTGTAGGACCACATGGAAACCCCATAGATTTAGGTGTTATAGAATATTGGCAAAACGAAGTTGATGGCTTAAAAGGAGATCAAGATGCTTTAAATGAATTCTATAGACAGTTTCCAAGAACAGAGGATCATGCTTTTAGAGACGAAGCAAAACAGTCACTGTTTAACCTAACTAAAATATACGAGCAAATAGATTTTAACGGTGACTTAAGACACAGCTCTTTAGTTACTAAAGGAAGCTTTCAGTGGAGAGATGGTGTAAAAGATACTAGCGTAATATTTGTTCCAAATAATAATGGTAGATTTTTAGTTACTTGGGTTCCACCTGAAAACTTACAAAATCGTGTAATAGTAAAGAGTGGGGTTAAATACCCTGGCAATGATGGTTTAGGTGCCTTTGGCTGTGATAGCTACGATATATCAGGTACTGTTGATAACAGAGGATCTAATGGAGCTCTTCATGGTTTAACTAGTTTTAGTATGCTTGATGTTCCACCTAATCATTTTTTCTTAGAATACATAGCAAGACCTCAGACAGCTGAAATATTTTTTGAAGACGTACTTATGGCTTGTGTATTTTATGGAATGCCTATACTATGTGAAAACAATAAACCTAGATTACTATACCACTTTAAACGTAGAGGTTATAGAGGCTTCTCCATGAATAGGCCAGATAAAATCTACAACAAGTTGTCAATAACAGAAAGAGATATTGGTGGTATACCAAACTCAAGTGAAGACATAAAGCAAGCGCATGCCGCTGCTATAGAGACGTATATAGAAAATTTTATAGGTTTACAAGACAAGGGTTATGGTGATATGTATTTTCAAAAAACACTAAACGACTGGAGTAGATTTAACATAAATAACAGGACAAAGCACGATGCGTCTATAAGTTCTGGATTAGCTCTTATGGCTTGCAATAAAAATAGATATAGACCTATACCAAAAAGAGAGATTATATCCTATAGTTTAGGTATAAAAAAATATGATAACACCGGTATTGCTTCTAAAATTATAAAGTAAATGAATATAAATTATAATGCTAACAGTGCGTTTCCCAATCAGGTAGTACCTTTGGAGGAAAAATTAAGTTCTAAGTATGGCTCACAAGTTGCTGATGCTATACAGTCTGAATGGTTTGCACAAGGTAGAACTAATGGAAACAGATATCTAACTTCTTTTAACAACTACCACGAGCGTAGACTTTATGCTAGAGGAGAACAATCAACACAAAAATACAAAGATGAATTGTCTATAAATGGTGATTTGTCTTACTTGAACTTAGACTGGAAGCCAGTGCCTATACTGTCTAAGTTTGTAGATATACTAACTAATGGTATATCTAACAAGGACTATGATGTCAAAGCCTACGCTAATGACCCAGTATCTATAAAAAAGAGAACAGACTATGCCTCTGGTTTAGCCATGGACATGTTTGGCCAGGATATAATACAAGAGGTAAAAAGAACTACGGGTCAAGATATATCTAAAACAAATATACCACCGATGGATCTTCCTAAGACAATGGAAGAAATGGAGTTGCATTTGCAGCTATCTTATAAGCAAGCCATTGAGATAGCTGAAGAAGAAGCTATAACTCAAACTTTAGATAAAAATAAGTATGAGCTACTAAAGCGTAGACTAAACTACGATCTTGTAACACTTGGTATTGGCGCTGCTAAAACAAATTTTAATATATCAGAAGGTATAACTTTAGATTATGTAGATCCTGCTTACATGATACACTCGTATACGGAAGATCCAAACTTCGAAGATATATACTATGTAGGAGAAGTTAAGGCTGTTACTATATCAGAAATAAAACAGCAGTTTCCTCATATATCAGACGAAGCGTTATCTAAGATACAGAAATCATATAGCAACCAGAATTACATATACGGGTGGGGTGCTTATGACGAGAATACTGTTCAAGTACTATATTTTGAATACAAAACCTATATGGATCAAGTATTCAAGCTAAAGCAAACAGAACAAGGTTTAGAAAAAATACTAGTAAAAACAGACGAATTTAACCCTCCACCAAACGACAAGTTTGATAGGGTTTCAAGAAGTATAGAAGTTCTATTTGAAGGTGTTAAAGTTCTAGGAACTGATATGATGCTAGATTGGAGAATGGCTGAGAATATGACTAGGCCAATGGCCGACACTACTAAGGTGGAAATGAACTATACCATTTGTGCGCCTAGAATATACAAAGGTAGAATAGAGTCAATAGTAAGTAAGACCATGGGTTTTGCTGATATGATTCAGTTAACTCATTTAAAACTGCAGCAGGTTATATCAAGAATGGTACCGGACGGTGTGTTCTTAGATATGGACGGTTTAGCAGAGGTTGATCTTGGTAATGGAACTAATTATAATCCAGCTGAAGCATTAAATATGTATTTTCAAACTGGTTCAGTGGTTGGTAGATCGCTCACTCAAGATGGGGCTATGAACGCGGGTAAAGTTCCAGTTCAAGAGCTGTCATCGTCGTCAGGGCAAGGAAAAATAGGTGCTTTAGTAAGCACATACAATTTTTACGTTCAAATGATTAGAGACGTAACAGGTCTTAATGAGGCTAGAGATGGTAGTTTACCAGATAGAGATACACTAGTTGGACTACAAAAAATAGCTGCACAGCAATCAAATATAGCTACCAAGCATATTAATAATGCTAGCTTATACCTAACATTAAGGTTGTGTGAGAATATCTCTAAAAAACTAGCGGATGTAGTTAGATTTCCTTTGACGGCTGAGGCTTTAAAAAATTCTATATCTACTTTTAATGTTAAAACACTACAAGAGGTCTCTAACTTAAATCTCCATGACTTTGGTATATTCCTAGACTTAGAGCCTGACGAAGAAGAAAAAGCACAGCTTGAACAAAACATACAGGTAGCATTGCAAACAGGTGGTATTGACTTAGAAGACGCTATTGACCTTAGACAGATACGTAATTTGAAACTAGCTAATCAAATGCTTAAACAAAAACGTAGGTTAAAGCAAGAGAGAGATCAAAAAGCAGCTCAGGCTAATATGCAGGCTCAAGCCCAGGCAAACGGTCAACTAGCAGAGCAGACAGCTATTGCTGAGACTCAAAAGCAACAAATATTGACTGATCAAAAAATGCAGCTAGAGCAAGCTAAGTCTCAGTTTGAAATACAGCGAATGCAAGCAGAGGCATCTATAAAAAGAGAGCTTATGGCAGAAGAGTTTAATTACAACGTGCAACTAGCTAAAGAAAGATTTAATGGAGAGAAAGGTAAAGAAGGAGATATTGAAGACAGGAAAGACAAAAGAGCTAGAATAATAGGAACACAACAATCACAAATGATACAGCAGAGACAGAACGATGGAACGCCTATCGATTTTGAATCTACTAACGATAATTTAGGTGACTTTGGCTTGGAGGCCTTTGGTCCTAAATAATTTTTAATTTTATAATATTATATTATGTCAGAAGTAAATCAGGCCGTAGAGGTCAAGCAAGAAGGTGAGTTTTCTTTAAAAGGTAAGAAAAAAACGCTAAAGAAATTCTCCGATACATCAAACAACGAACCGGTTAAGGTTGATTTAACAAAACCAGAAGCACAAGGAGAGGTTATACCAGATGTTATAAAGGTTGATTTAACAGAAAAAAAAGAAACAGATGCCATTCAAGAGCCAAGCACAGAGAGCGTGGATGCACCTGAACCATCCGCAGATGGCAAAGAAGTGGGAGAAACACATGCCAAGCCCCAAGAAGTTACAATCCAAGAAATAACTGAAGAAGAGGTAGAAGAAAAAACAACAGAGCTTTACGAAGAAGCAGAGCAAGCCGTTAAAGACCAAGTCACACAAGGTAAAATATTACCTGAAAACATACAATCACTTGTAGACTTTATGTCTAACACAGGTGGAACAATAGAGGATTACGTAAGACTAAATCACGACTACTCTAATGTAAATGAAAAAGTATTACTCAATGAGTACTACAAACAAACTAAACCTCATCTTGACAAAGAAGAAGTTGATTTCCTTATGGAAGACAATTTTGATTACGATGAGGAACTTGACGAGCCAAGGGATATTAGAAAAAAGAAATTGGCTTTCAAGGAAGAAGTTGCTAAAGCCCGTAAGGAGCTTGATGCTATGAAGGATAAATACTACCAGGAGATCAAGTTGAGACCTGGTGCTACCCAAGATCAGCAAAAAGCTACGGACTTTTTCAATAGATACAAGCAGCAAGAAGAGAGTGCGAAAACTCTTCAGCAGGATTTTAAAGTACAAACTGAACAGATTTTTAATGATGATTTCAAAGGTTTTGATTTCAGTTTAGGAGAAAAGAAGTTTAGATATAAGCTACAAAATCCTTCTGATGTAGGAAAATCACAGCTCAATATAAACACTTTTGTTTCAAAATTTGTAGACAAAAATGGAGCCGTGACAGATCCTTCTGGTTATCACAAAGCTATGTATGCTGCTATGAACTCGGATAAAATCGCTAATCATTTTTACGAGCAAGGAAGAGCTGATGGTGTTAAAAACATCGTTGACTCATCTAAAAACCTAAGTAACGACAAACCTAGGCAGGTTGCAGATGGAAACGTCTTTATAAACGGGTTAAAAGTAAAATCAATAAGTGGATTAGATTCGTCTAAACTAAAAATTAAAAAACGAAACTTTAACTAATTAAAATTTTAAATTATGGCATTAACACCACAATTTGGTTCGATAGTACCATCGCAGCTGCAACAGCCGCTTGCTAATAACTATCTAACATTTGACGGTGCTGCTGGCGGAAACTTCGCACAGCAATACCTACCTGAACTTTACGAAGCAGAAGTAGAGCGTTACGGAAATCGTACGTTATCTGGATTCTTACGTATGGTTGGGGCTGAACTACCAATGACATCTGATCAAGTAATATGGTCTGAGCAAAATAGACTACATGTAGCCTATGACAACTGTGTAATTAACAGTGCCGCAGGTACTATCACTATTCCAGTTGCTGCAACCATTATTAACGTTATATCTCCACAACAAACTATCGTTGTGATGGATGACTTTGGTGCAGAATCAAAGTGTTTAGTAACAGGATCACAAACTGCAACAGGTGTATTAAACGTGTTACCTTACGGTTCTGCTACATTAGCTACTGAAGGACTAGTTGGTACTGTAAAGATATTTGTTTACGGTTCTGAATATCCAAAAGGGACAAACACTACAATTGCTGGAACTGGAGCACTGCAAATTGATGCGGTGAATAACATTTACCCTATTCAAACAATAACCCCTGCTTTCACTCAGTTCTCTAATAAGCCAATCATCATTAGAACTCAATATTCAATCAATGGTTCTGACACAGCTCAGATCGGTTGGGTAGAAGTTGCTACTGAAGATGGAACAAATGGATACTTATGGTACCTAAAAGCGGAGTCTGAAACAAGACTACGTTTTGAAGATTACCTAGAAATGTCTGTTGTAGAAGGTGAGCAGGTTGCTGCTACGTCTACAATCGCAGGTGTAACAGGTACAGAAGGTTTGTTTGCTGCTGTTGAAGACAGAGGTAATGTACAGGTTGGATTCTCTGCTGCTAATGGTATAAATGACTTTGATGATATTCTTAGAAATTTAGATACCCAAGGAGCAATTGAAGAGAACATGTTATTCTTAAACAGAAACACTAATCTTGATTTTGACGATATGCTAGCTGCAATATCTGCTGGTCAAAGCGGTGGAACTGCTTTTGGATTATTTGAAAACTCTGAAGAGATGGCGTTAAACCTAGGCTTTTCTGGTTTCCGTAGAGGATCTTACGATTTCTACAAAACTGACTGGAAATACTTAAACGATGCTTCTACTCGTGGAGCTATGACTGGACCTGCGTCTATTGAAGGTATGTTAGTTCCTGCTGGAACTTCTACTGTTTACGATCAGATTCTAGGAACAAATATCAGACGACCATTCTTACACGTTCGTTACCGTGCTTCACAAGCTGATGACAGACGTATGAAGTCTTGGTTAACTGGTTCTGTTGGTGGAGCTTTCACTAGCGACCTAGATGCTATGACTGTAAACTTCTTATCTGAAAGATGTTTAGTTGTACAAGCTGCGAATAACTTCGTATTGTTCAAAGGAGCGTAATCACTCAATAATAATTATCCCTGTCTTCGGGCAGGGTTTTTATTTTTTTTATAAACTATTTAATTATATTATATTATGGCTAAAAAAGCTGAAGCAAAAAAAGTTGAGGTTGCACCTCAAAAAGAAGTAGTAACAAAAGTTGCTGCTCCATTAATACCCACAAAACCAAAGTGGGAAATAAAACCTAGAACTTATATTGTTAAAGGTAACAAACAACCATTAACATTAACAATTCCAGGTAAACATACTAGAAAAAGTCCTTTGTTATATTTTGATAAAGATCAAGTAAAGCAAAGAGAATTAAGATATGCAACCAATATGAACAGTCCTTTTGCAGATGAGCAAAAAGGTGAAGCTACGTTAGGGCATATTACTTTTAGAGACGGTGTATTAAGTGTTCCAGAAGAAAATCAAATTCTTCAAAGACTACTTAGTTTGTATCACCCATTAAAAGATAAAAAATATTTTGAGTTCGATGCTGTTGAAGAGGCTGAAGATGATTTAGATATTATAGAAATGGAAGTGCACGCGCTTAATGCTGCAATGGAGATGGACGTAGATCAAGCTGAGGCTATACTTAGAGTTGAAAAAGGAAGCTCTGTTTCTAACATGAAGTCTAAAGAACTTAAAAGAGACTTGTTATTATTTGCTAAAAGAAAACCAGGTTTATTTTTAAACCTAGCTAACGACGAAAACGTTCAGCTAAGAAACTTTGGTATAAAAGCTATTGAAGCTCAAATAATTAATTTGTCACAAGATCAAAGAACTTTTCACTGGAGTTCAAATGACAGAAAACTATTTACTGTACCATTTGACGAAAACCCATACTCAGCTTTAGCTGCGTGGTTCAAAACAGATGAAGGTGTAGAAGTTTATAAATCTATAGAAAAAAGAGTATAAACAAGTGATACTAATATATTAGGGTATCATATTAATGGTACCCTGGTGTATTATAATTTAAAAAAGTATGGCTGTAAACGTAAACACTGTATATCAAACAGTATTGTCTATAATAAATAAAGAGCAAAGAGGTTATTTAACCCCTGCTGAATTTAATGAGGTAGGTACTCAAGTTCAATTAGATATATTTGAAAAATACTTTGAAGACTTAAACCAGCAATTAAGAGTACCACAAGCAGATGTAGACTACTCTGACAGGGTTATGAATCTTGACGAAAAGTTAGCTATATTTAAAACATTTGGGTCAGCTGTATATGACAATACAAGTAGCTCAGGACTATCATACTTTACTTTACCAACCGTAGATAAATACGGAGCCACTGTAGATTTTTACAGATTGGGTACCGCAATATATAAAGACGATAGAGGTAATCAAATAGAACTACAAAGATTATCTAGAACAGACTTCTACAATATAGAAAGATCTCCTTTAACAAAAGCAACAAAAAGTTTTCCTACGTATTTATACGAAAATAGAGGTAACGTAAGCGTTCCAGGCTCAGCTATAAACAGTCACTTACAAAACGTAATATATGTAAATCCACCAAGCATAACGAGCAGTGTAGAAGTTGACTACATAAGAAAACCGGTTTCACCCATATGGGGTTTTACAACCGGTGCTAGGGGACAATACATATTTAATAGCAACTACTTCGACACTACTTTTGGTACAGGCTCTAGAGACTTTGAACTACATGAGTCAGAGCAAGTTAACATTATATTGAGAATATTAGCGTATGCCGGAATAATAATACAAGATCCTTCTATAATTCAAATAGCCTCGCAGCAAGTTCAAGGAAAAGAAGTAAACAAAAAAAGCTAATAGATGGGAGTTATAAACGAAACTAATCAACAATACTACGCTGGAGCTCAAGGCTTTACAGTTGCAAACGCTTTAGGTCAAACTGATTTTACATTTACTTTTGATACTAATATAGTGTTTGGATCTTTTGATCCTACAGCAGTAGACTATGCTTTAAACAATTTTAAGCTATATAGTAGCACTGACGGTATAACTTACACTGAATACATAGCGCCTTATACTGTAACAGGTAACACTATAAAGTTAGCAACAACACTTGATCAAAACAAAGTTTTGGTGTGTCAGCTAAAAAGATTAGATGGCGGTGATTATGGTAACAGAGATGCTTATGGTACAGCTACAGAAAACAATTACGGTAGCTATGAGTACATAACACTTAACAATATAGTAAATAATTTTATAGTAGCTTATGTAGGTGCAGGTAAGTTAATACCAAGTGTAAAAAGAACTGACTTAGTTTTTCACGCAAAACGTGCTTTACAAGAATTTAGCTATGATACTTTAAAAAGTATTAAATCTCAAGAGCTTACAATTCCACCTAGCTTAAGTGTTGTTACGCCTCAAGACTACGTAAACTACGTTCGTATGTCGTGGATTGATATGGCTGGTGTGCAAAGAATAATATACCCAGCAAACAATCTAACTAACTCTCCTTATAGGACCCCATTGCAAGACTCTAAGGGTATTCCAACTCAAGATAACTTCGGTGAAAATTTACAAGGAACGTCGATAACAGAAGAGAGATGGAAAAGTAATAGCCAAGGCGAATTACAAGGAGAATTTAATGCTAGTGTAGACTGGTCTGGTTTTGATTGGGGTTATGGTGGAATGATTAATGAAGGCTATGGCCAATTATACGGTTTAGATCCACAGTATTCTCAAGTAAATGGCTGGTTTAACATGAACGACAGAGAGGGTAAAATATCTTTTTCAAGTAATTTAGTTGGTAAGCTTATAATACTAGAGTACGTCTCTGATGGCTTAGCTTATGACATGGATAGTAGAATACCTAAATTAGCAGAAGCTGCTTTATACGCATACCTATCACATGCTGTGCTGGCTAGTAGAATTAATCAACCCGAGTACATAGTACAAAGATTAAAAAGAGAAGCTAGCTCTAAATTAAGAAATGCAAAGATAAGATTGTCTAATATAAAACTTGGTGAAATAGTACAAGTTATGAGAGGCAAATCTAAATGGATAAAACACTAGAATTAAATGGCAGAGTTTAAAAATGTTTTTATAAAATCTAAAATGAACAAGGATCTTGATGATCGCTTGTTACCACAAGGTGAATATAGAGACGCATTAAATATACAGGTCAGTAAGTCAGAATCTTCGGACGTTGGTGCACTAGAAAACGTTTTAGGTAATAGTAAGCTAATTAACTTTAGTGAAATAACAGGTAATGCTAATGTGGTATGTATAGGTTATTTGGCTTCAGAAGTTAATTCTTGTGTATTCTTTTTTTTAACTGATAATACATTAGCTACTAATTTAAACGGTAGATACGAACCTTCAGCCTCTAATTTTATAGTTAGATCTACTATATTGCAAGAGATATCTATTCAAAATACAGTTCTGGTTAAAGGTGCTTTTTTAAATTTTTGGGAAGGTAGTCCAATATACGGGGTTAATTTGCTAGAAGATTTATTGTTTTGGACTGACAATAGAAATCAGCCTAGAAAAATAAACGTAGAATCAGCTCAAAACGATATTACTTATTACACTATAGAGGATACTATTAGCGTGGCTAAATACATGCCGTATAATGCACCAATACTCTGGCAAGAAATAACTTCAAATATGGCAGCTGCTAATCCAGCGTTGCTACCAGCTGTTGGTGACTACCAAACTACAATGCAAGATGTTGTTAGTGTGAACTTACCACAAAACGCCATTAATAATGGGCCAAACTTAGACCCGGTTCCAAATCCTTATTACGATCCAGTATATAGAGGAGATCCTGATTACTTAGAAGAAAAATTTATAAGGTTTAGTTATAGATTTAAATTTGATGATGGAGAATACTCTTTATTTGCGCCATTTACTCAAGAATGTTTTATACCTAAACAAGATGGTTATTTTCTTTTAAACTCCGGCGCTGCTAATAATAATGAAAATGATATGTCTGCTGCGTATAGAAGTACTATAGTAGACTTTATGGAAAACAAGGTTAATAAGCTAACGTTGCTTATTGACATGCCTACAAATGGAGATCCTGCGTTTCCAGCAACATCCCTATTAAATACTACTGATTATTTTAAAATAACTGAAATAGAAATATTGTTTAAAGAGTCGGATGGAGCTGCTGTGTTAGTTGTAGATACTATATCTGCTGCTGAAATAAAAGCTCAAACCAGTCCATTTGTATCACCTCAGACAAACACGTTTGAATATGTATATTCTGGAACAAAGCCTTTTAAAACGCTACCAGAAGACCAGCTAACTAGAGTATATGATAAAGTACCTGTAAAAGCTCTAGGTCAAGAAATAATAAGCAATAGGGTTGTTTACAGTAATTTTCAGACAAGACACACTCCTCCACCTACGCTTAATTACAATGTAGGAACTGGGCCAAAAAATCCTTTTGACGTAACTACTCCAGTAACACCTGTAGAGTGGAGAACAAGTATCGTAGAATACCCAAACAGCTCTTTGAAACAAAATAGAAACTATCAAGCTGGTTTTGTTTTGTCGGATAGATTCGGTAGAACAACCTCTACTTTGTTATCAAATACAGCTAAATCAAGCGTTGGTTTAGTAAAAAATCTTTCTACTATTTATTCACCGTACAACGACGAAACCGTAAACATAGGCCGATGGCCAGGTGATACGCTTTTAGTTTCAGTTAATGAAACAATAAATGGAACCCCTGTACAGCCAAGACTATACCCAGGATTATACAACGGAAATCCTACCGTTTCAACTTACAACCCTTTGGGGTTTGAGACATGGAAAATAGTTGTCAAGCAGCAAGAACAAGATTATTACAATGTGTATCTGCCTGGTATATTGGCTTCATATCCCGAAGACGCCACCAAAGAGCTGGGCCTTACATCTCATATAGTACTGTTTAATGACAACATAAACAAGGTTCCTAGGGACTTAGCAGAAGTGGGTCCTGATCAAAAACAATTTAGAAGCTCTGTTCAGTTGTTTGGTAGGGTTCAAAATACAAACACAACACCATCTTCTGGGTTAGGTTCTCTTTCACCAGACCTAGGGGTTGTTAATCAACAATACTACCCTTCTAGATTTTCAGATACAGTTTCTACAATACAAGACGAGTTTGGTTTATTTAATGTAGATCAAGCAGCGAATCCTTTTCCAAATGATTTTACATTGGCTTTTTATGAGGCAGAATCAAATCCATTAATAGGTAGAATAAGCACAACTAATAAAATAGGTCAAATAGTACCACCATCATCGAGCTACAGCATAGAAAATTTAGCTGTATACGAAACAGAACCCGTAGAATCAAAACTAGATATATACTGGGAAACAAGTACAAGTGGTACTATAGCTGACTTAAATGCACAGGTTATAGCCACTGGTAATCAGACTATATTTGGAATAGTAAATTTTGCTTGGAATTTTACAGAATATTGGGGTATACAGACAGCTGCTTCAAGCCCTTGGGATCCAGTGGTTACGGGGTCACCAGAACCTGCTTCACTTGCGGCTCCTCCATTAGTGCCTAGCATCTCCAATGGTAGTTTAGGTAGGTTTAGATCTGTTATTGGTAGAGACGGAGACACGAATTCTCAGTTTTGGTTTCAAGATGGGTTAAATGTACCAATTCAAAATATTGAAATAGTTAGCTTTGAAGTAATCAATGACAACGCCACTGATGTTACCGAAGATTTCGACTTCTTACAAATATATGGAACAAATTCTACAACGCCAGGAACTGGCACTTATAGAAATTACCAAGGATTAACAGGTCCAAACCAAGCAATTCCAACACCAGCATTTACCCATGATACATTCATAATTGTTAACAAGTTATACAGGGTATGGAAAAGTAATAATGAAGCCGCGCAAAACTTTACTGTTACAATAAAAGTTAAAGATGTAGCCGGCGGAGCAACAGCACCTGAGTTTGTAAGAGTTTTTAATCCTTCGCTTAACGATACAGTTCTTGACGACGAAGCTACAATACATGTAGGTGCAAAGCAAATACCTGTAACCTCAGCTCAAGAACAGTGGGGACAAGTGGCTCAACCTATACAGAACTACATACAACCATCTCCTCTGCCTCCGGCCGCTGGAATATTTTTTGAGTATGGAGAAACAGGTGGAAACTTAGTTCAGTTTTTTGGAATGAACGGAGCTAACGAAGGTGATAGTTCCGGTATATCGCCAGTTTATCAAAATCAAAACGGATTAGAGTGGTCTATAACAGCACAGCAACAACCGTTTCAAGCGCCTAATCCAGGAGAAAACCCAATAACAAATATTGCGGAGATATTTGAAATAAACGCGGTAACAGGTATATTAACTGAAATAGAGCCAGGGCAAGGAATAGGCTTATATTATTTAACGATAGGACTTGTTTCTGGAGATAGCACGACATTAGCTAATTTTAATCTTAAACTAACAATTGGTAGGCCTACAGCTACTGGATCTTATGAACATAATCTTCGCGGGGCAGACGCAATACAGCTTGAATACGACAGCTCATATATTTTCAATTTACATCAAACACTAGGAAACTCATCTCCCGGGTTCCCCGATAATAACACGTTTCCTCCATTATCTTCATGGGCATATGCTAGTCTGCCAATAAGTGGTATTAGTCCTGGGACTACTACACCGGCACTCATATTTGACCACTCATATCCTGAGCCAGGGCGCTTGCAAGATTTATTAGATCCTACACCTATAACTGATCCAAACACTGGATTACCCACTGGGGCAAGTGGCCCTATCAGTGGACCATTTACCCCACTGCTTGCAGGACAATCCTTTAGCA